CAGCCTCTTTGGTAATCAATCACAATCACTACCGTACGGGGCTGATGCGTCGGCAGGTGGAGGAATGTACTGATGACAAACGCTCTGCAGGGCGCTTCTCCGCTGGGAGGGCCGCCGAACTCAATGAGGGCTACGAAGGGAGGGCCGGGCGCGTTTGATTTGACGCAGAATATACAGGATGCGTGGGAGAACGCAAAGCAACAACACAATCAGTTGCTGCAGGGGGCAAAGAAGCTGGATGCGATCAGGACGCAACTGGATCAGCTGACAAAGTTGGGAGACACCATACAGGTGGAGGATGTCATTAAAGGGGCAGGGACACTAGTGGGGGCTGGGCAGACGCCGGCGGCTATGGCGCAGATGCTGGCCACGATGCCGACAACGGGAGGCGAAGCATTGCAGGCGTGGGTTATGCAGGCCGATCAGAAGGTGCAGGCTGCTGAGCAGCAGATGGCTAAGACACTGGCTGCGAGTGGCATCCATAAGGCGATGGCTGCTTTTGCTTCACTGCATCTTAAGCACGTTAAGGGACAGTTGGGACCCCAGCCGCCGATGGGTGGGGGTGGGGGAATGACGCAGACTCCGGGTATACCGGCTCCGGAGCCAGTGGAGCAGGGAGACGAGGACAATGCCTGAAGGTGTCGCATATGCTGACCCGCTGGTGGGTGGAAGCACGGCTGTTAATCCGTTTGGAATGCTAAATCAGCTGACGGAGTTTCAGCAAAGGCAGAATGAAATTATGAAATTCCAAGCGGAGTTTCAAGCGAACAAGGCTGTGGGTGAGATCATCGCGCATCACGGCTCCGTGGAGGAGGCCCTGCCTGAGTTGTGGCAGAACCCGTTGACGATGGCATTCGGGCAGTCGGCTATCAACTCGGCGCTGACTGGCGCGTCGACGATGAAGGAGATCACATTTAGGGGGCAGCAGATTGAGCAGGCACATAAGAGTATGTATGACAATGCTTTTACTAGCATTGCGGGACAGCTGATAAATAATGTTTCGACGGGCAATGTGAATCCAGACCAGATTAGGAAGGCAATCGGTACTTATGCGGCTTCTGCGCCGCCAGAGGTGAGGAGCGAAGTTACTCAGCAGTTGAATGCGGTGGTGGATGGGCTGGCTTATAAGGTGGGCCAGATTGATCAGAGTACACCAGCTGGACAGGAACAGGCGAGGAAGGCGGGGGAGGCGTTCCTCATCGGATTGGGTTCGCAGACTGGGCACGGGATGGGCGACTTTGTGCAGCAGCCCAAGGAGTATGGGGGTGGGGTTGTTCAGCTGCCGGGAGCAATTGGTGGCTATTCGGGGATTGGGACTGGGGCCGGGGTTGCGCCGACAGGCCCGGCAGAGCAGCCGGGTGGTCCGACTAGGATGACTGGGCCACAGCCAGTGGGTCAGAATTTTAGGCCGATTTCGATGGGTGGGCGAAACTCTGTTGCAGGTGACGGGACGCCGTTGTTTGGCCCGAATACGCAGTTTAATCCACCGGGTATACAGACTCCGTATGGAGGCCTGCTTGGACGGCATATTCTGTATACAGACGGAGAAAAGCAGAGTGCAGATGCAGATGAGCAGTTTAAGTCGGACGAGAAGATATATAATGGAGCAAGTAACGCACTGGGTCAGCTATTGCCGATTGAGAGGGATATTGAGAGGCTGGCTAAAGGTGGCGGGTTGCTAACGCCTGGACCTGGAGCAGAAATGAGAGGACTGGTTGATTCGCTGTATATGACATCTATGTCTATCATGGGTAAGCCGCCAGAGGTGGATACACAGGAAGCGCTGGCAAGTTGGCAGGGCTTGGCTAAGTATACGAAGCAATTGGGATTTGGATTTGTTACCTCCTTTTTGGGTCAGCAGAAGGAAGCAGCTCAGACTATTATGACGGCCATTAGCGCGATACCCGGCATGGAGAATACTCCGCTTGGTGCTCTCGCATTGATATCGGGAATGCGGGCCTCCTTCCAGAGAGAAGTGGATAGGAGAAATTTCCTCAATGAGTGGAGATCGCAGCCATATACGCAAGGTAATTTGGCAGGGGCTGAGGAAGCATTCAATCAGCAGCATCCCTTTGAAGGGTATATGGCCTCGGCTATGGATAGCGTAGGATTGACAGCGACGGGTCATTTCAAGGATGCACAGCAGATTATGACTCTGGCTGGGAAAGGTATGTTTGGACCTACGCAGGGTGCAGATAAGGAAAATACTAGATCGGTGGTTAAGAGAGCAATTAAAAAAGAATTTCCGGACGACTATAAGAAGATGTATCCGAGCGAGTGACACATGGCAGACCCACTAGACAAAATCTTTGGTGCAGGTAAGGATACTCCCACGGTTAAGGCGCCGGCGGGGAAAGATCCACTGGATGCTATATTCTCGCCTGAGAAGACAGCCACGCCGACCAGCGTGGCGACTGACCTTGGAAGGCAGGGAAAGGCGTTCGGGCAGGGGGTGGAAGAGACTCTGACTAATATTGCGGGGCTGCCAGGTTGGGCTCAGCATGGAATTAATAAGCTGTATGCGTATGCGCCGGATATGTCGCTAGATTGGGCAACAAGTTCTAATGAACTGCAACCTGTGGAACCGCCTGAACAGAGGATGGCTAGGGCTAAGGGTGTTATGCCACAGTTCTGGATGGGAGGGCAATACAGGGATTGGTTAGCGCAGCATGGCATGTATGATCCGACATTCGGAGACAAAGAGCATCCACTGACTGACCCGGAGGCGTTTGCGCGAGGGGCTGGAAGGGGAGCACCATTTGCGCTGGCGGCGCCAGTGATGGGGCCGGAAGCCGCTATATACTCGATGATCCCCTCCGGCCTAGCTGATGTGGGAGAGCAGCATGGTATATCGCCGCTGATTACGGCTCCGGCCGCGTCGCTGAGTCTGGCTGGCGGGGAGAGGATTGCGCAGAATGTGGGTGAGGGGATAACCCTGGCTAACCAGGCTAGGATTGCACGGAACAAACTAAATCAGTTCACGGCGAGTGGAGCGGTTAAACAGGCTCAAAGAGAGAGTAGGCAATTCCATGAGGAGACGCCCCTATTTGGGCAGAGTATTAAGGACGCGGCCGATTTAGATGCAGCTGATATAAGGCAAGGAGTCAATATGCGAAGGACCGCGGCAGTGGTTCAGCATGAAGCTGAGACGCAGGGGGCGAAGAGCGATCGCGATGCAATTACTATGAAGTTGAGCCCGTATTATGATCCGCAATCGGGAGTGGAGGAAGGTCAGAAAGATGCACTGAAGTGGTGGAATGAGGACTTTAAAGGTGGGGTGAAGAAGAATGAAGATGAGATGAATGCAATCGTTGGAGATGACAGCCATCCGGTTCCCTTGACTAGGTTTTGGAAATCGTTGACGAGCGGTTTCAAGGATGCCGAGGAGTTGCAGCCTCTTGTGAATAGGTTGCTGGGTGGGCCGAGGGCCGGTCTGGCTGCAGATATGTCGCGCCTCGCCAAAGAGCAGGAAGGAATGGGGATGATTGGAGCGGGGGATGCTCCCATTGCTAAGTTTACCAATGTGAGGACTATGAGGTCGGCCCTTGGCGAGCTGATGGATAACCCGACCGCCCTGCCGGGGCTCTCACAGCAGAAGATTTCTGAGTTGTATAGGGAGCTGACTGGTGACGTGGAGAACTCGTTGCAGAGTAAAGGAGCGGATGCTGTAAAAGCATTTAAGGATTACAATACGAAGACCAGTGGATTGTATGATTTGGCAGGTAAGGTTGGTCAGATTATAGGATCGCCCAAAGAGATGCTGAGGGCAGATAAGGTAATTGACAATCTGACGCAAGGGTTGGATATTCAGGGAAGTGATTTGATGGCTATGCGCCAGGGAGGGGGTGACAACCTCAATAATGCACTGGATAAGATATTTGGCTCATACCTGAGGAAATATCCAGATAAATGGACTGACAAGTTGTCAAAGCAAGCAAAGACTGGCATGGTGGGCACGGATAATGTGGCTCCGATGGATGCTAGCTTTGCTAGGCAAAGGAATGCTGATCTGGCTCTAGAGCAGAAGAACGTGGCCATTCAAGACTGGAATGACAAACGTGTGGCGGAGGGAGCCAAAGCCCGTGAATGGCAGCAGACCAATAGGCGGGAGGAAGGGGCTAAGCTGACAACGAAGATGTCAGACTTGAGGCTCCAGCGTCAGCAGTTGATTGATGAGCATAAGGCTGCCGAGAGGGCATTCAACGAGTTGGCTGCAAAGCAGTGGAGGCCGTCGTGGCTTGGCGCGGCCACTAAGATAGGCACTGGAATAGGAGGTGCGTTGACGGCAGCGCAAGCGTTGGGAGGGGGAGGCGGATATGGGAGTGCATGGGATTATGTACTTCCGGCAGTTGGAGCGGGTGTGGCAAATTTGGGCCTCACTGCTTTGAAGGCGGGTATTAGGAACCCTCGAATGATGGGGAAGGCTGGCTTTGGTGCGCTGCCAACCCTTATAGATCAGCAACAGAATGAATTGCAGCCGAGGTCAGACGAGTAGAATTTCTAGTATGATTGCTGCTAGCATGATGACGATCATGGTTACTATTGGATTTACCCAAAAGATGTAACATGCATGTCCGAAGAGGCTGGCTAGAGCATTCCATGCAATCCAGACTAGTACGAGAGTGGCAAGCCAGTTGATTGGTGACATTTTGGTTTCTCCTACTGGACGAGGGAGGCGCCAGGCTTGGGACGCCACCACACAGAGGGTGGGTTGACGTTCTCAATCAAGCCAGCCTTCTCCATCGCGGTGATAAGTTGGCCGACCCGTTGAGTTGGTGTACGGGCTGTGAGGAAGGCCCATAGGATGTCCTCGTTAATCATCTTGCGATTATTGCGGGCATAGAGTTCGATCATCTTGCGATAGAGTTCTTCCATAAGGGCGGCGTCGGAGTTGCCTTTCATGGCGCGGAAAATTTCCGGCATCACCTCCTCGGCGCCGAGGAGCCATGCCAAAGCTCGATCGACGTGACGCAGGCGAATCACCATTTCACTGCTCTCGGAGATAGAGGCAACCATCGAGAGCTTGATGAGGAAGTGGGTGCGGGAGTTGTTGTAGGAGACGAGCCTTGTATGGGTTGGCTTGGGCTGCTCGCCTTCCATATGCCATGTGTCGATCCGCTCGGCGGCGGCTGGCTCCCACTGCATTCGACCATAGAGGAGGGATATTTCAATCAGCCGCTGACACATGCGGGCTTCGGCACCCTGGTCGAGGGCTGCTTGGAGGAAGAGGGATTTCACCTCAGGTTGACCGTTCCAGACCATGATTGTTCGCCGCATGAAACCCTGCTCCCACGCAGAGGGGGGCAGTGTCAACTCCATGACTGCGGGTTGGTAGCCCATTAGGCAGGTCATGATAGGGTTCTGGATTGTTACTTCTTTCACTATGGAGGCACGGCGGCGTTCATTGTAGACACGCCCGGCGTTCCATATTTCCGACATGAAAGAGAGGAGTTCGAGATCGAACTTGGGGAATAAGACTGAAAACTCTTCGGAGGCCACGAGGAGGGAGTGGTAGATGAATGGTGGGCTGCGGTCCTCGGACTTGCGGGCCGCTGCGAGGTCGTCGACGAGGGATGCTTTGGTGTAGGATTTACGGCCGACATAGAATACTGGATCGCCGGAACCGTTGATAGTGTTGAGCCATGTTTCGAGCACAAAGTTGACTATTCCCTTGCCAGTACCGGCAGGGCCCACTAGCATCGTGAAGAGGTTGGCGAAGGTAGTGAGGCTACCCGCTTGAACCCAGATGCGTCGTTCCATCGCTCCCGCTACTAAGGTTATGCCGCACCACTCTCGAAAGATGGGCGCAGACGGAAGTCCTATAGTATATCTGTTGAACATACTGATAAGGTCCGTCCTGTCGGGTGTCACACATTTCCTCGCCTCTATAGTCGTTCCAATCCCGACGGCCTCACTCGGCGGTCGGGGACACCAATTTTCCACTTCTTTAGTCCGCCCGGATTGAGTTCCTGGTGGAATGGAGCCCAATTCCAGCCGACCTTTGCTTCGCCCGGCGCTATGTAGATGCGGCGAGTCTTGGGATCGGTCAATGAAATTTCATCTAAGAAGTGCATTATAATGACTATGATGTCCTGTTCACTTTCCTCCTCCGGGAATTGGAGGGTGATGCTGTCATGCGTTTGGGCAAGCAACTGCACCCCCATCTTATGGAGGAGTCGGGTGGCCCAGACACGCCAGAGCCAGAAGTTGGTACGGTCGGCGGTCATGCTCTGCGGGACGTAGGCAATTGCTTCGCGGAGGGTCGCCTCCGAGCGAGGATCGCCGAAGAAGTGCCGCTGCCGACCAAATGGAGTTGTTATGTGTCCGTCTATCTGAAGCCTTTCGGCTACCCATTGCCAATAGCGCGGCAAGGCTGGATAGGCAGGATTGTCGCCACGGCAGTATCGTTTCTGGAACTCGACACAGACGTCGAGCGGAAGCTTTAGGACGCGGCTCATTGTCCATGCAGTGCCTGAGTAATTTGTAAGATGACCACCGCGTTTTGATAGGTCACGAAGGCTCCAGTCGCGGTAGGCGGGGAAGGACTCGGCCATTCGACGAGCGGCAGCGGGATCGGCGGGCCATTGACGTTCGGGCCAGATGAGTCGGCAGTTATTGGTGTGAAGATCGCCGGACTCGCAGGCGTCCAGCATACTCCAGTCGCCAAACAGGCAGCCGCAAATAAACCCGACATCGCGGGCCTCGACCTGCTCGAGGTCGATGGAACACAGTTTGTAGCCGGGATCGGCGATAAAGACTCGTCGAAGTTCGGGTGATATGTTCTGAGCATTTCCCCCAGTTCCCAGCACGGATGTAGACGAACTGAGGCGTCCGGTTTCGGTTCCCATGTTGTACGAGGTTCGATGACGGCCATCGGGGTCTATCTCCTCTGTTAGGACATCCAACTGTTTGTAGAGGTCGCGGCACGTCAGGATGAGGGAGACGATGGGCCGCGCATACATGTACTGGTCTATCTTCTCGAGGGCCTCTCGGTTGGTGGAGAGCCGGCGTTCCCCTCCGAAGCTGAGCCAGACTTCGGGAACTTGCATTGTCTTGTAGAAGAAATTTTGTAACTGGAGAGGAGAACGGGGATTGAGTCCTTTACCCCAAACTGAAGAAGCAAGTTCGTCCAAGGCGACTCTTGCGGCGTCAGCACGAAGACGCGTGGCTTGCTCCAGTCGATGCCGGTCGAGGCTATCAATGCGGAAGCCCCGCAGCGACATCTCCATGAGTGGAGCCTGGAGGGCTCTCTCGAAAGAGTAGATGGAGGATTGGGCTGATCCTGGGTGTTCTTGCTGAATTGCATTGAGGATCTCCAATGTGAGCATGGAGTCGAGGCTGCAGTACGTTTGGTGCTGCTCCTCGACTCCAAGATGTCCCGGCTCCAGCTTCTCAGTGTTTACTAGCATTAACCGAGGCGCTCCCAAACGAACTCCATCTTGGTGGGGTATTCTAGGCCCCAGATTGGGAGGTGGCACATGGTCTTGCAGAATGTCGTTTCGGTGCGGACTCCTTCCGATTTGCTCCACCCATTCAGTTTTAGGATGATTAGGCCGTTGGACTTTTTGATCATGTTGAAGTTGTGTTCAGCCCAATAGCGGGAGTCGGTTGGTAGTTTGCCGACTGCCGCGACCGCGTGGTAGTGGACGATTGGTGAATAGATGGTGAGGTTAGCTTTGGTCAGCCATGCGACTGCGTAGAGGGCCATCTGATAATGGGCATACGGACTACTGGAGTAGGGGTTGGCCATGTACCAGAAGCCGTCACCCGGCTGAGGAATGCTATAGTCCTGAACAAGCAAAGCTTGTTCAGGACTAGAGGGTGCGGGAGATGAGAGTGGGGTAGCCTGCGAGGTCATCCCAGTGATCCTTGTGGTTGGGGTCGCCTGAAAGGATGCGGCCCATTTTTGTTGCCATCTGTTCAAATACTTCTCGCTGCATGGCATTGAGTGAATGCCAGTTGCGACCCTTGCGGAGTAGTTCTTTAATGGCCTGGGCCATCTCTGCGTCGTCGGAGAAGTCGCCGTGCACTTTCTGTCTCTGTTGGAGGATGGCGAGGAGGGGGTTGGTACGGACTATGGCGGCTGCTCGGATCTGATGTTCTATTTCGTGTAGGTTGGCTTCGTCAGTCATAATCCACTCCTGGTCTGTCGTTGTCACTTCCTACTAAATGCCAGTCGTCTTCTATGATGTCTATGTAAGAGACGGGCCACGGCATGATTGAGTTGTCTGAGAGGCGGACTGCTAGAAAGGGTAACTTGTCAGCAGAGTAGGTATCTTCATGGCCAGTGTA